GTTCTGCAACCTTCAGGTCTTTGTGATTCAAATTGTTTACAAGTGTGTGGTCCTGGAATTAGTTCTACTTTATCTATAGTCTTTTGATATTCGTAGTCTGGGTGTAGTTTTGATATTTTGTGTATAGCAACATCTCTATCTTCACAGAAACCTGCAATAGATAAACCTGATCTCCAAAGAGGTTCTTCTACTTTGGTTTGGTTTAACATAATATATTCTAGTTGAGGACAACCGTCTTTAATAATACAACGATCAATAATCTTTTTAAACTTAGCTGAGTTGTTTCCTAAGATTGCTTTAGTAGCAGGATCTAACTCTCTTTGACGTTTAGGTCTTTTGTCTACTAAGTCAACGGGTACTAACCCTGCAACAACATCAAAAGATATAGCATCGCCTTTTTGTAATACAACAACATCTTTTGGATTATCAATATCTTTGAAGTTCTTTGTACCAGGAACACGAAGTATTCTACTTACATCTGCCGTACATCCATGGTCAGCATTTAGTTTATGTTTAATACATAGGAACTTAAATCCGTTTGCTACAGGTTTCCATATATCAGTAGCTACAGCGTCAGTAAGTGACCAATAGCAATGAATACCGTTGCCTGAATCTACTATGGTAGGCGTAGGAAACTTCGTGGCATCAGTAAACTCTCGAAGTGCTTTTAGTGCATCGTCTTTAGTTCTGTAGTCTTTCCACTTACGCTTCTTTTCATCATAGCCACAATCTATATCTAACCAAAAAGCTTTTTGCTCTTTAGAGTTTATACCCTTACGACCTTTATCATAATCAGCTTCTAACCAAGATGACATCGTAAAATATACATCTTGTTTATCATTTAAAAAATTAGATATAACCTTTTCAGCTTCTTCTATAGAGTTTACAAATTTAGGTTGTACTATGTTTTGTTGGTCTTTCCCTGCGATTATATATGGTCCCAGTTCAGGCCATATATGCTCTAAAAATTCTTTTGTTTGCATCGTCTTCCCGCAATGTTTAAGTTTGGTAGGGAGGTAACCCTCCCATACCCTATTCTTCTATCGTTAATTCTGCAATGATTTTATTAATAATTTCTTCTTTATCTTTTGCAGGTTTTGCTTTACCCGAAAACCAATCATATACTGCTTGGCGAGAAATGTTAAGTCTTTTTGCTATCTTTGTCACAGGATATTTCTGTGAGATACATATAGCGCCAAGAGTAACACCTAGACTCGGATCAGCATTTTGATTGGCCTCCATTACTATTTGTGAATACCCTCTCATGATTTCTCCCTATGACCAATCTGATACTAAGTCATCTAGACTTACATCATTAATGTCTGCTTTAGGTTGTTGAACAGGCTGAGGTTTAGGTTCAGCTTTAGGTTCAGCACGTTTAACAGGTTCAGGAATATCTTCTTCCACAACTGCTTCAGCTTTTGGGAAAGGATCAGCTTCACGTTTAACTTGAGGTGCAGGTGCAGGTTGACTATTTGCTTCTTCGTCTTCCTCTTTATTAACATTAACTGTTAATTGAATAGCCCTCTTACTATCATCACTTTTACTTTTCGCTAAACATACATCATACTCTTCATCATTAAGAATTCTAATTGGTTTGAAACCAATCTTAGTACTTGATGAATCCATATCAAATGACATACGTGATACTACTGACATTAAGTTTTGATTGTTAGCACGAACATAATCTGTGTATTCATGTAGAGGTCTACGTTCAGCAGAACCATTACCAAAGATAGACTGAGCAGGGAGTGTAACTTGATACACATCACCATTCATATCATCAGCTTTAACTACAGCAATACGACGGCTAAATCTACAAGCTTTAGTACCATTAGGTCCTGAACCTTTGATGTTCTGTGGACAGTCGGCACATGTAGCTGATTGTGGGTTTGGAACTTCTGCATCAGGTTTGATACTGTCTTGAGTCCAACATGCAGGAGGTGAAACCTTTTGACCCGGTTTATATTCACCTGCAAAATACATTCTATGAACATATGGTGAAGCGTTAACAATAACAACATCTAAATGTCTAGCTTCAGATTTATCAATCTCTTTACCATTGACCATAAGTCTAAAAACATTATTGCGTATAGATATACGTTTAGATGTAATAGAACTACCTGTAATGTTAGCGGTAAAGCCATCATCACGTCTTGAAGTAGTAGCTACTGCACCTGATTGAAATACATCAACTTCTGTACTCATTTATTACTCCTTATTAAGTTTATTTTTGCGAATACTTACAGAATACTCACTAGTTGCCTGTAATCCTGGAGGGAATAAGTCAGGGTTATTAGCTACGAAGTCTTTCATATTCGATTGACTGATACGTTTTTCCATCAGTTCTAACGCATCGTTTTCCTTAAGAAACTTATACATCTCTGGCCAATCTGTTGTCCAGTACCGAGTCTTAAGTGTTCTTGTTAATGTGCCTACACTTGTTTTTAAGCTAGTCACATTAAGTTTTTGGCAAGCTTCATTCAATGCATTTTGTATCTGTGCACGTTTAGCTTTAATATCTTTGACTTTATTTTCTAAGTCTTCGATAGCTTCACGCATATTGATTTCTGCTTGCATAAGCTTTTCTAATTGATTGTCATCTAAGTCCACATACTCTCCTTATTAAATGGTTGACATTGTATTGTAACATTACTATTTACTTTGTCAAGCAATTCCGATCTCTTCTTTGTATAAATCTACTAACTTAGTATGGTGATTAATCTTGCCTTGTAACATCTTATATACTTTTTGTTCTACAGGGCTACCTTGTAGATGCACAACAGTCATAGGGTTTCTCTGTCCCGCACGATCCATACGAGCACAACATTGTATATATGTTTCTACTGACATAACGGGTGACCAAAATACCACTACGTTCGCTGCGTGTAACGTGACTCCATGTGATGCGGCTTGTGGTTGAATGATTAAAACATAGGGATCTTTTTTCTCTTGGAATGCTTTAAATATTTCATTACGTTTACCTGCACTTACTCCACCATGTATCACATCATTAGTTATCTTAGACTTCGTTAACTCCGTGGTTACGGTTTCAATACTATGTCTGAATGGACAAAAGATAATAACTTTGTGGCTAGCTTCATCTATGATTTCTTTTAATGCAGTCATTCTGTTTGCTATATCAAACTCGATAACTTCTTTATTATCTGTGTAGATTGACCCTGCTGATACCTGTAGTAATTTAGTTAACATAACGGCAGCATTAACTGCAGTGATCTCTTCCCCTGCAGCTTCTACATACATTTCTTTTTTTAATTTATTGTAATATTTACTTTGTTGAGGGGTTAAAGGTACCTCTCTTGTTGTATACATTACATCAGGAAGGTCTAAACATTCTTCTTTTGTGAATCTTATGGCTGGCTGTAATGTTCTAAATACAGTATCTTGTGCTGTGGGTCTAGGCACCCATGTAAACTGACTAATCTTTTGCATCACCATATCTTTAAATGTCCCTGCATACTTAGGAACAGATGTTGGGTTAACTAGCTTAGCTAGTCCGTATGCGTCTGCAGGTGATTGTGCGGCAGGGGTTCCTGTCATTAACCAAACCCATGTATCATCATTAACTATTTTCTTTATTGATTTCCATCGACGTGTAGTGACTGTTTTAATGTAGTTAGCTTCGTCGACAACAACAAGATCAAAACCACCTTTTATGATCTCGTCTGCCATTATCTCTACACCATCATAGTTAATAATAACTACTTCAGTATTTTCAGCAAAAACTTTTTTTCTTTTGTCTACACTACCATGAGCGATACCCACAGTTCTGTGCATAGCTGTTTTAAAGAAATCCGATTGCCAAGCCGCTTGCATAATAGATAAAGGACAGACCACTAACATTCTTTTTACTTTACCTTTATTCATAAGATAATCTGCTGCCCATATCACTGCAGAAGTTTTACCTGTCCCTGCTTCGCTCAAACAGTAAGCCCGTTTGTGTGCTGATAAGAACTGTGCTGTGTCTCTTTGATGATTAAAAGGTTTATGTAATCCAGGCCAATCATATTCTTTAGTGATTGGTGATGGTGGGTTTTTTACACGCATTGAAGATAATGTAAGTACTTCATCAAGACCCCAATTTATTACAACTTGTGACACTCCGTTGTCATGTGTTTTTATTAGTTTACTTTTAGGTATTTTATCTAAAAGTAACTCAGGTCTTTTGGTGTTTACTATTAAGGCTTTATCCTTATATATTTCCAATTATCTTCCCTGCCCTCTATATTTTTTAAACGATGCTTTTTTATTCTTGTTCATCGTTTGCATCTTAACTCGACGTCCACCTTGCGATGTTCTTTTATGAACAGATTGATGTGATTTAATACCACTTACTGATTGTTTTACTTTTGCCATTTTTTCTTAGTTCCGTTTCTATTAAAATAATTATCATCAAATCTCATTTCTTTTCCTTCTCTTTTGGTTTACCAAAAATACGTTCAAAGTTTTCTTCAAACTTTTGTCTATCTGTTGGTCTTTGTTTGCTACCTTTTCCACCATCACTCATATAGATACCCTTCTCTTATGCCATCTAAATTAAAATAGTTTATACCACCCCCTGTTTTAGGAACAGCATAGCCTGTAGCATCTCCATCAGTGTTTCTTATAATTCTATTGCTATCCCAATTATTAGGACTATTGTCCCAATTTAATGAATTGTTATCCCAGTTTAAAGAACTATTATCCCAGTTTAAAGAATTGTTTTCCCAGTTGTATGGACTAGATTCCCAAGGACCATCTGCATGCGCAAAACTAATAGCAATTGCTAATAAAGCGATGACTAGGGTAGCGATGTAGGCTTTTGTTGTTTCTTTTATATTAAGTTCAGTGTCTTTTATTTCTTGATAAGCCTTATAACCGTATGCTTCTCTGAGTGTTCTTGGTAATGGTTTATATGCATTGTGTGGTTGAAAAAATCGATAACCTTGTTTAAGATTCTTCTCCCATATTTGCATTGTTTTTTTGCTGACGTTCATACTCTCTCCGATCTTTTTTAATTTGTCTAATTCTTTCTTTTTGTTCTTCATCTGTTAAATATATCCAAATAGATAAATCTTCGTATGTTCTAAAACAACTTATACATCTAGGTTCACCATTTATTTTTTCATAGCGACAAATATTTGTACAGGGTGTTTTCATTTTGTATAACTCCTTAATAATACATGAACGGTTGACATATGCAAGTGTTTTTTAAAAATAAAAACGCGTTGTCATG